TCCGCGCTCGCAAAAGAGCTCGGAGTAACCAGTAAGGAAGTTCTCGCCAAGTTGGGCGAGATGGGCGAGTACGTCAAGAGCCCGTCATCGTCGGTGGAGGCGCCTGTCGCCCGCCGACTACGCCAGAGATTAGCCTTTCGGCACAATCCCGGATCCCACGTCTAAGTGGGATCCACCCACCGCAGTTTGATGTTGACGCGCTGCGGGCGTCCAGAACGCTCGAGGTGCTTCTCATCAGCAACCGGCAGGTTGCCTTTGTGAAGGAAACACTTCATAAGGGCAGCGGTCCCATCCACCTTGTTAGGTGGTAGGGGTGCTGAAACTACATATGCCCTAACGAGGGGCTTATGTAGGGTAGGATGATCCTTCTCGGAATTAAATCCGAGAAAGGTCAGCCTCCCCAGCGCCTGCGATGACGGAAGGACATCCGGAAAGTGCGGAAGCACTTTCCGAATCCGTCCATCAAGGTATCTCGCCGTCTGCCAGAGACCACGCTCATAGAGCTGGTTTCTAAGGGAGACGAGTGAGACCACAGGCGCAGCGTCCCTCCGCGAGGAAGGAAACATATGCCGGACTTTTGTCGTTGTGACATCATGTCCAGAATAATAATCCTTCCCGCAAGACTCACGGAACTTTCCAGTTGCGAAAGTCTTGCTAGTATTCACTTTATACCCAAAAGTATGAAGTGAGTCTATCACGGAACGCACGTAATCTGTGGGAATGATAATATCATCTCCATAGACTCGCACCTGGCCAGAAAGGGATTTTATATCCTTTCTGGTTAACTGGCGGTTGAGCTCTCGCTCAATCCCATGGAAAACGACGGTCAGGAAAACCATCGCTTCCATTGGAAACGTGAGAGCTGAACCCATAGACGCGAATTTGGCAAGGCGTTGAACGCCATGTCCAAATACATCAGCCTTTCGGCTCCTACAATCATCGACTGCATTGGCAAGCCAAATGTGGTCTTTGAGTAGGAGCCGTACATGCTGATTCGAGACACGATCACTAGCTTCCGACAAATCGACGGTAGCCAATGAACAATTTACTGAGCCGATCCGAGCAAGAACATTGTTCGGAACCTGATCAGTAAAGCCCAACATCCCGGGAGAGTCGTTACTTCTCTCGAGAAGAGGGACTAGCATCGTCATGATGGCCTGTTGGCAATATTGCATTGCCACAGGTTCCATCGCGATGATGCGAGGTGTCTTGAGTGTCTTAGGAACTGTGATGACCTTAACGGGCATCTCAGCTCCGGGTTCGCGGTATTCGACGTCATCCAGATCCTCATGAAAATGAGGAGATGGAATAAGAAATTCTTCCGAAGGGAAGGATCTCTGCAGACGCTCGTGCCAGTAAGACATCGTGTATTTCTGGTTTCCCAGAAATCCATCGGCTGTCGAACCTGGTCCGTGTTTAGGAACGAGATCAAGGTCATAGACATACTTGTCTGCGACAGTGAGAACGCGACTAAACAGCATCTTTCCGATGCGCTCAAAATCATCTCTATCAGAAAATGATAGGGAGGCATCGGAACGTCGAACATCCGACTCACAATCGATGTAATCCTGAAAGGCCCTCCTGTTACGCTCTTCCGAGCATGGCAGGTTGATCTTCTCAAACATCAGCGTTAGCTGACGGATGCTGTAGATACTATCTACACAGGGTACATCGACCAAGAGGCCAGTACCACGATCGAACACACGGTCAAGGAAACCCCCTAGAAATAGAGGGAGACCACCCTTTCTTTGGAAACCAAAGAAAGAGGTAGGACCTACACATCCTTCATCAAGACTTTTTTGGAAGTCTTTTCCGAAGGATGGCAAGGTTATCGTCAAAAACGATAACCCCTCGTGTTCGCATCGCCTCTCGAGCTTGTTATAGTCGAGAGTGGTGCTAGTGCAACACCAATCGCTCAATTCTTGAGCGATTACTTTCCAGAGTGCTATCAGGCTTTTCATATATCCCCTTAAATGAGGTTTATATCCTTAGCCCCATAGCTTCTACGAGATCATGGTGTAATACCAGGATCCCATCACGCGAAGCTGACAGCCTAAGCGTTCAGCCCAAGGAAGCGATTAATTCTCGCCGCCAAGGAGCTTAACGATCAGGGCGTCAGTCGAAGCCGTGAACATTGTTTTGAAACCCGTGTACACAGCCAACACCTCGGTGTTGGTGTACCCGGCCGGCGGAACGTCGAAGACGATGTAGTTACTCATCGAAACCTTCGAGTTATTCGCCGGAATGAACGGATCCGGGGTGAGCTTGGCGTGATCGATACGGAGGACGCGGCGCGTCCGACGCCCATAGGCGTTGGAAGCTGCGACCTTCACCAGTCCGTCACTGGACTGATAGGACGACTGGTTGTCGCCCGTGTCCACTCGGGGCAGCGAAATTGCTGACCCTGAGATTGTGACGGAAAGTGGATCGGTAAATGCCATGAAGCAACACTCCTTGCAAGCGGCTCTTGAAAGCCATTGATGGTTAGCAGTGAACCTGCTTACCGTCCTCGGTTCAAGCCAAGGGCAGCAGCGATGGACAGTTGAAATGGCGATAAGCCATCCCAACTGACACCAAACCCGAAGGGGTTTGCTTTCCTTCTCTGCTTCGTCTCAGTGACGAAAATCAGAGGGGAAACAACGGGCCTATTGTTATTCACAGTAGGCCATGTTTGACTATAGGTATCCTGAACGATGGTGTGAACCATCAGATACCCATAGTGCATAACCAGGCCTTGGCGCTTAAAGTCGTCCAAGTTGGAGATAACATCTCCAGCATTGGAAAACCAGTCCACGGCCCAGCTCCAGGGAGCTATTTTCCATAGAGATTCTATGGTAAGTTCGCCACCCGTAAGGGTGTTAAACTTAGATGAGTACTCCTTCATCTTCTCACTGCTATTATAGCCAGCGGGGAGATGATAGGTGAACGCACCTGAGAAACGAACTCGTCTAGTCACTTTACGTGACAAACGAACAGCTCCACCGGCAGACATACCATATGTCGCCATACTAGTGGTCCAACCCGGCCCCGAACCATATGGGATCGTGTTGAAACCATTAGCATTGGTTTCAGTGGTAGTGTCTTCTGATGGGAAGGCAAAGCTGCGCCTCACGACCTTTCCTGAATCTCTCTCATACTGGGCTAGGACTTGCCCAGAATGAGTGACGGCATGGACTAAGTCCTTGACGTCTTTCACGAGAGGTCGAGTACCGAACTGATAGTTTAGGTACTCACCGGAAGCCCCTTTACGGGGGCTTCCGCGTTCCTTGAAGATATTCACCAAGGGAAGGGCAGGAAGCCCGTCCTTGATTATCTCCCCAAGGAACGTTGCGAGGTCAGCAATGGGTTCGCCCGGTTTACACTGGGCGATTGCCGTAGCACCAAGTTGATCCATTTTGGAGTTGGAATACTCCAAAGTAGGAGGAAACTTGGGCGTTAACGGCCCCGGCGAGAACTGATCAACGGCACCGGCAGGGTAAAGAGGAGTAATTGACTCCACCTTGTTCCCTGGATCGTTGACGTTGGACAGAAGACGTACGATGCTCAACTTTTGGTTGGCAACGTACGACTTGGAGGTATAAAAGTCGCCTCCTTCATCTACGAGACCCTCCCCTTTCGGGGGGGGCCATCGGTGGCCTTCCGAAACAGTGATCTGTTTCCCCGAGAAATCGGCGTCATTATTGGTATACCAGTTAGGGTCTAAACCCACCCTGGATTTTCCTATGACGCGCTGACCAGGCAACTTACGTCGCCTGGTGTTACGATTCTTGGGCATCAGAGCTCCTTCGGATCTCGAAAATGCAAAAGCATTCTCTGGTTGCACTGCGCGCTAGACCCTAGTCCTAGG